ATCTTCAGCAACAAAATCTAAGTTTTGTGTAATTAAATCATGTGCATAAGGATTTCTAGTATTGCTTGGAGCAACATATGCAGTGTTTGTTAAAACATTTGTTGTAATTAAATTTTTAGCAAAGTTAATTGCCGCTACTGTTTCACTTTGTTGTCCTGCAACTCTAGATGTAGCACCATCCCAATAACTTAATGCCGCATCAACAGTTTTTGAATTACCTACATAAGTTAAATCAAAACTTACAGCATCAATAATTAATCCTAGGTCTCTAAAACACTTGTCTCTGTTAAATGTAAATGTATCTGCAAAATCATCTGTGTTGTCGCCATCGTTGATTTCGTTTTCAATAAATGCAAGAGTTTCTTCTTGAATAAATCTTCTGTTATCAACAAGTAATTTATTAGCCAGTACGTTTGTTAAATCTTCAGTACCGTCTGCCGCTAGGTTAACTGTGTATGGTCCAGGTTTCTTAGAAGGAACTTTCCAATAAACATCTCCTGTAAATAATCCTTGATCTTTAAGAGTTATATCACCTTTCATAATACGTTCTGCATAAAAACATGCTTCACGTACAGAGTTAAATGCATATGATTGAGCACGACCGATTTGATTTTCATCAGCACCTGCCGCTTTCATTTGTGCTTCTGTTTTACCTGACTTACTTACAAAAATATTGTTTGTACTTGTAAAACTATTTCGATCTACATAACCTTTTGTCGCCGCTTGTAATTTTGGATCTGCAAATGATGGTGTCTCACTTAATAATAGTGGACCAGTCATTGTATCACCTGCTAGAGCAACTTTTGAATCTGTATACTTTTTGTTTACTGCTTCATCTGCTAGTGTAGGAACTCTTGGGTTACTACCATTTCTTAAAAGAATTTGTCCAGTAGCAGTATCACCACCACCTGCTAAAAAGTTAGTATCAACATAATCTTTAGTTGCGGCATCTCCTGTTTTTAACGGAGTACCTAAGTTTTCAATTAAAAAATTGTTAGCATCTAAGTTACCACCAAGTTCCGGACTTGTATCACGTACAACTTCTGTACCTGTATTTCTAATAATAATTTTTGTAGGATCAGTAGCATTATCAATAGTAAGGCCTTCACCTTCTAATAGTTTTTCTACTACTGCATCACCAGTTGTATTAGTTGCTAAAATTTTATTTGCTGTAATTGCTGAAGGAGTATTATCTAAGTTTTGAAAGTTTAAACCACCACCTAGTCCTAGTGCCGCATAAATTTCAACAAAGTTGTTATTAACTTTATCAAAACCTACTCTAATACTATCACCGGTAGCGTCATTACCTGTAGTACCAATGTTTACTTCTTTACGTGCCATATTTTAAACTCCGAAACTTTCCCCACATCCGCAACTGCTTGTTGCGTTAGGATTGCTAATATTCATATAAGAACCAAAAACTTCTTTCTTAAAGTCTACTGTTGTACCTGCTACAAACATTAGACCTGCTCCATCAATGGCAAAACTACCATTGCTTAATTCTATTACTTCATCGTCTTTGTTTACTTCGTTAACAGCATTCCATTCATACGTAAAGCCAGCACATCCGCCGCCCTTAACGCTTAATTTAACGTACTTTGTGCCTTCCTTGGCAATTACGCTTTCCATGTGTTCTTTTGCTGAATCTGTTACATTTACGATGCTCATATCAATATTTATGTTAAAATTTTATAATCCGAATGTAAACGAGTAAATACAACTGAAATGTTTATTAGAGTCGAAAACAGCATTACACATTACTATCGTAAGAGTAAAAAGGGTAAGTTTCACCCTTATAAACGCATGAAACAAATAGCAGTATTTGTTTGCGATGAGTGTGAGAAAGAATTTAAGCGTGAAAAAGGAAAAGTTGATCCTAAAAGATTAAGCGATAATTATTTTCATGTATGTGAAAACTGTGACCCTAAGAGATTTGCACAAAAGAAAGGCGTTCAAAAACGTCTTGTGTGGAATATGCCTGCAGGTAGTAGTTTAGATATTAGTAAAATTTAAAAGTCTAAAGCAAGTTGCCATTCTTCTGCAACGTTATCTTTGCTCCATTGCGGAAGCATAGTAGTAACTACTTCAACATTATTAATTTTATCATGTGCTTCAAGTGTAAGTTCTTTCACTTGTTTAAGAAGTTCATCAGCAAACGGACACCATGCACTAGTGAATGTCATTAATACATGTAATGTACCGTCTGCTGTGATTTTAAGATCATATATCAACCCTAGGTCGTATATGTTTATAGAAATTTCAGGATCAAATATCCCTTTTAGAGCATCAATTACTGATGAACGTACTTCATCACGTAGTACAGGATCTTCTTGTACATTATCTAAAGTTTTTTCAAAGGCATTTGATTCGACTTGCATTAGTCCTCTTTTTTCCAAATAGTCCATGCACCATATGCAATAGCCGCATATGCCGCTAGTTTTGCAAATGGTCCTGCAATAAGAACAATAACTCCGATTGCAATTAGAGCCATTCCATCAATTGATGTACGCTCTTCAAGTCTTGCTTTAATCCAATTTTTCATTTGTTTCCCCTTTATTTCTTTGTTGCTTTTTTCTTTGCAACTATTTTTTTACCCGCTGTTTTTTTAGCAGGCGATTTTTTCTTTGCAACTGTTTTCTTCTTAGGTTTCTTCTCTTTTACTTCCATTTCTTTTGTAAGCACAAGAGTTTCTTCTGATGAAAATAGTCGTGTTAACCATCCAAACATCTTATTCTCCTATTTGTCTGTTAATATAATTACCCCGCAGGCCAGTCTTTCACCTGCGTTTCCGGTTTTGAGTGATTCTTCATCTCCGCCTTGGCCAAGATCGTCCTCATCTGAATGAATTACAATACTACGACCCACTACACTTCGTTTGCCTATAAGGTCAATACGTTTTGCAATGATAGTGAAGTCGGCTATGCCGTCTGTGTTCGCTGTAACATTTTCTAAATCGCCAACGTGACCGTTCTGTAATCCGCCGTGATCTACATTATCCGGATTGTAGTGGCCACCAGCAGTTTCACAGCCATTTGTCAAATCACCAAATTCGTGTATATGAAATCCATGTTTGCCCGGTTTAAGTCCTGTAATACGTCCTACAATTACAGTGCCTTCACCTTCGTTTATTTGTCTTAATAAGATAGTACCTTTTACTGTTTCGCTTTGTTCTAGTTCGCACATGGCTGTAACATGTGATTGTGATTCAGTTAGTGCTGATAATTGTGTACAATCTCAGTTCTCTGCTTTTGTTCTAGCACATCTACTATCTGTGATTTCTTGCAAATTCATAATAATATTTATGCAAATTAATACTTGCTAGATTTTTTGCTTTGCTTTCACACATAATATCTGCATATGGTAAAAATGATAATGCCCAGTCATTAACAGCATTGTTAGGATAGTAATCACTGTGGGCTCTTAGTTTACCTTTTTTGTATCCTGATTCTAATAGTGCAGGCATGTCAGGCATAGTATCGTGTGTAAAGCCTTCTGGAAGTGCTTCATCTCTGCTGTATGAATAATGTATCACAGGACGCACACCACGCCACGAATCTATTACGCGAGTAAATCTATCGTCGGTAGGACGAATGTATTCACCTTCACGGCACCAGTGATGGTGTATGTCAAGTACGAGGGCACAGGTGTCGACCAGTTCAAGACTGTCCATGATACCCCATTTGTTTTCATCGTTCTCGATCGTAATGCAGTTTCTCGCTTCTTGAGATAATCTTGTGTTAACTGCGTGTTTGATACCGGCTGGACCTTGTCTGCCTGATATATGGACATTGCATTTGAAGTCCTGGAAGGTCTTGCCGTATCCCATCCAGCGTATGACATCGGTGTGATATTCAAATTCTTCTACGCTCCTATTTACTATTTCCGGATTATCTGAAGCAAGGACTGTAAATTGGCCTGGGTGCATTGAGAGTCTAACATCGAGGGCTCTTGCTGTTTCTCCGACTTTCGCAAATTCTCTCGACGCATAGTCCACCACGTCAGGCTTACGCCAATAATAACTCCACTCATGCTGGGTATAAACAGGAAGTACATCACTACCCAATCTGACCATTCTAAGTTCATCTGGCAATCCTCCTACATACTTGATAAGATTGTGGTACGCTTCAATATTGTGTACCATGATATCCCACAAGCGTTCTTCAGCAACATCTTTAGTTTGTCTATTAAGCCACTGAACTGTTGTACTACGAGTATTTAGTGGCCGCTGAATTTCTTCTAGTAATTTTTTCTTTTGTGTTTGATCTGGATGCATGTACTTACATGCAAATCCTAAACGTTTAACAGTTCCAGTCGAATTCATCTTTTAGTATTTTCCAAGTTTCTTTGTAGTTCTTTACATTATAGCAGTGACCAAGGTCCTTGTCAATGATTACTTTTTTCAAAGGATAATCATTTCCTTCTTTGTGCATTGCATCACCAAAGAAATGTATTATATCATCAACAGGATCAAAATCTTTTATAATTTGGCTTTTATCAAAACCGTTTTGGAAGATATCCATTCCAGTTTCACCACCTACTACTGCATTTAATCTTGGAAAATAGTTATTGAACGCTCTTGCAATAGTATTTCGTTCATTGTTTTTTGTATCGTAATCTACATATAGTTTTCTTTCACCTAGTGTAGCATTACGTCCTACGATACTGTAGTTAATCATACCTGGTCGTTCTTCAATATGGTTACCTGTACGTAATGGAAATGTACTTTCTTCTAGTTTAGACTCTAACCAATGTCGTGCATCTTTAGGTAATGTCCAAGAACTTGTATGAATATTTTTATTACCTTTGTACACATCACATCCACTGCAATTATATACACGTTCAGCCATGCCGTACAGTTTGTTGCCTACTTGTTCAACTGTTTTAGGTCTATCACTACCTGTAACAAGGTATACATAATTAGTTTTACAAATATTAAAAAAGAACTTTTCAAACTCAGGGTCAATCTTTCCTCTACTAGGAGTAAGTGTTCCGTCTACATCAAAAATAAGTCTATTTACAACTGTCATGTCCAATTATTCCTTACCCACGGATCTTCACACATATGAGGATTTGGGTCACCGTGAAAGACACAAATACAACATTGACTAGGTGGTACAACTTCTTCTATTTTACTAAATTTTCTATTACCTTTTGAACCGCTTTGTAAAGATCTATCTTTACGTATTTCCCATTTCCAACTTTGTATCCATTCATCAGGCCAAGTTTTGGCTGTACCTTTTGCCGCTGTCCATAACCAGTCTTGATCTCCAAAGTGTTTTTGGATAATTGCTTTTGGATCTTTAATAAAGTCTGTCCACACATGATTGAGTTGACCTAACTTAAATCTAATTACAGAACTATTATACTTTTCCCACTTAGGTTGCATCGCTCTTGTAAAGTCTCTAATAACACACCAATCATCTGTTTCGTATTCAAATAATTTATTTAGGTTACCACTAATAACTACATCAAGATCCATATACAAGATTGTACTATCTTGTGCTAAAGGTAAATTTGCACTATACATATATGGTTTACACCACCAACCTGAAAGTTCTTTTGGTAACTCTAAACATTGAATGTCTTTATCTAATCCTCTAGGAT